AGCAACTAATCACACATACGCTTCACAAGATATGTTCGATCCAGATGACAAAATCAGTGGTGGACAAGGCTTTATCTACGCCAGCTCAATTGTTGTTGCTATGCGTAAGCTCAAACTCAAAGAGGATGAGGACGGTAACAAGATCAGTGAAGTAAAAGGTATTCGTGCCGCTTGCAAGGTTATGAAAACCCGCTATGCTAAACCGTTTGAGAGTGTACAAGTTAAGATTCCTTACGAAACAGGTATGAATCCATATAGTGGACTGGTCGACTTGTTTGAAGCGAAAGGTATGCTCAAGAAAGAGGGTAACAGTCTTGTCTACACAACTAGCGATGGTGAGATCATTAAACAATTCCGCAAAGCCTGGGAAAGAAATGACAATGAAGGTCTTGACAAAGCAATGCAAGACATTTCTAATTATGGCGAAAAAACCGAATCAGTGATAACTACTACAGTTGAACCTGAAACGGAGAGCCTGGAATGAAAGAAGACTTAATCGCCGATCTTTGGAATATTGTTGTAGAACATATTCCTGAAAAACAAAAGAAAGACGTAGCAGCAGATTTTGTAAATGCCCTGTTAGATCACGGCATCAAAGAATCTATTTTAGATAATTTACTCGGAATCGATCCTTTCCTTGATCAAGCCATTGAGTATGCAACAGACGGCGAAGATTACAGTGAAGAAGAAGTAGATGAGTACTACGAAGATGAGGACTAATGAACTGGTACGATAAGGTTAGCAAGGATATTTCTTATATCCCAGATGCTGTTGCATTCTATGAATCAGAGTTATTGTCTGCAAAACTAGATTGTAAAGTGTCGGGTAATTTAGAAAAGATTTCGGCACAAATGCCGGGTATTGTTGAAAACCGATTCAATCAGTTACAGGAAATCGAAGGTATCTTAGAATATTTAAACATTGAACTAAGACGCCTTCGTAGTCAACATTTCCGTAAATATCTTGAAAACTATCAACGAGCTTTGTCTTCTAGAGACTGTGAAAAGTTTGTAGAAGGCGAAGTTGACGTTGTAGACTTTGAGAAAATTATCAACGACTTCGCCTTACTGCGTAATAAATGGTTAGGCATTATCAAAGCACTTGACATTAAACAATGGCAAGTATCTAATATTGTTAAATTGAGAACTGCTGGTCTAGAAGACGCAACTCTGTAACTTTTTCTTCAATATAATCTTTGATATTTTTAGTCGGCACCCAGCCTAGTACATTCTCGGCTTTGGTGTTGTCTGCTAGGGTAACATAAGCCTCACCTACCCTTGGGTCGATCATTACAGTGTCATTGCTGATCATTGCCGCTAATTCTAACACAGAATAATTAACCCCAGAACCAATATTAAATACTTCGCCGTATCTATCGTGATCTACGGTCATTGCTAACATATTGGCATTGACTACATCGTCGATATGTGTAAAGTCTCTACGTTGGGTACCGTCTGGTACAATAGTCAATGACTCTCCACTTCTAAATTGATTTAGAAATTTACCCACAACTAAAGCATACGGTCCACGAATAGGTTCGCGATCTCCGTAGACATTGAAGTATCTAAAGATAACAGTATCAAGGCCGTATAATTTAGTGTACAATGTACAGATTTTTTCTGCTGTAACTTTCGAAACTGAATAGACATTAAGACAATCTTCGGCCATTGATTCTTGTAACGGTGGAGTATTCTTCAATCCGTACGCCGACGAAGTAGATGAATAGATTACTTTCTTAACTCCTGCCTCTAAAGAACATTGTAATACTGATGTAGTTCCGACAACATTAGTCTGTGCAGTCTGTACTGGTTTCTTTAAAGTAGATTGTATTCTTGCTTCCGCAGCACAATGGAATACATAATCGACATTATCGTATAACGGTCTGGTATTTTCATAATCTACAATGTCTAGTTTATGATAGGTAGCTTTTGGATTAAAATAAAATTGGAAGTGTGACTGTGACGATTCGTTATCTATCACCACTACTTCGTGCCCTAGATCTATTAACTTATCCACAATATGCGAACCAATAAATCCAGCACCACCAGTAACTAAAAGCTTCATACAGATCTCCTTTTTGTATTTATACAATTAAATGCGCACATAAATAGAAGGCCAAGGAGTTGTATGAAATCATTTGTGATAAGAAAAGAAGGTGATGAAATTTCGGAGAACTTTGCCAATGAGTGCATTAGTTCGTCTGCATCTTTTGGAATTACTGTTGAAAAATTTGCTGGTGTATACAGCAATCAAATAAACGTGTTGTCTAAACTTGGAATGGTTCCTTACCCAGGAATGAAACAGATATACAAAGACAATATCAGTCAACTTGGCTGTTTTCTAAGTCATTATATGCTGTGGCTTAAATGTGTTGAGCTTGACGAACCTTGTTTGATATTCGAACACGATGCTGTGATGATTAGGCCATTGCCGGAAAATGTATTAGACATATTCACTCACAGATTGGTATTAGATGCATACGCACACCCATATCAAGTTGAGGATCCTTACGCAGTCTACGAAGAAAGATTAAAAAACGAGACAGCGAGTATTACAGAATACCCGTTAGTTCCTTGGGAAGATTTTAGATGGGGCGTACTAAAACATCACTTTGCTCGAGGTGCTCACGGTTACATTTTAAAACCAGTAGGTGCAAAACAATTAATTGATAGTGTTCACACTCGGGGGTGGTTGCCTGGGGATATGGTAGTTAATCATTGGTACACTCCATACACTGTTATTACCCCGACTATAGCAAGGATAAGTTCAAAGATGACTAAAAAATTATCACACAACGTAGGCGACCAAAGTTGGTTAGCTACACAAGGAACAATATGAAAATACAAAGAATACCAAAAATCCCAAGGATGACCTATCAGTTCTTTACATCCATATGGCCCGAAGGTAAGAAGGGATTCTATATCGAAATCGGAGCGTGGGACGGACGTAAGAAGAACAGTACTTTTATGTTGGAACAGGCCGGCTGGGACGGTGTTTGTGTTGAAGCATCACCACCTAGCTATGAAGTATTGATTCAAAATAGAAAATGTCGTTGCTTGAATGTTGCGGTATATGATCACGACGGCGAAGTTGATTATGCAATGTTTCCAGACAGACCTGAATGGAATGGTATTGTAGAAACATATGATGAACTACATCAGAAGTTACTCGAAAGTAAAAATCCTCAACTTAAGAGTAGAGAATCTGCTCCAGCAATAGTTCAAAAAATTCCTTGTAGATCTTGGGCAAGTTTAGAATTACCTAATCATATAGACTACTTACAAATTGATACTGAAGGCTCTGAGATTCCAATTTTAAAATGTGTAGACTGGGCAAACACTACAATTACATACATTTGTTTAGAAGACAATCAAGCGCAACGCGGCGACACAACTTATAGAGATTTTATGATCAGCTTAGGTTACGAATGTATATTACAACAACACGTTGATTTCCTATGGAAGAAAATATGAAGACAATAGTTTTAATCACAGGTGGGTTTGATCCTTTACATAGCGGACACGTTTCCTATATCAAAGAAGCAAAAACTCTAGGAGACATTCTTGTAGTTGGAGTGAATTCTGACTCTTGGCTTACTAGAAAGAAAGGCTCTCCATTTATGCCTTATAAAGAACGTGCGGCGGTTGTTCGCGCACTTGCCGGAGTAGACTTTGTTATAGATTTTAACGATAGTGATGACAGTGCAAAACACGCTATATGGATGGTAAGACAAAGTTATCCTAGTGACAAAATTGTGTTTGCTAACGGCGGAGATCGAACTCACATCAATATTCCAGAAATGGATATCGAAGATGCTAATTTGTCATTTGCATTTGGAGTTGGCGGCTTTGATAAACAAAATTCTAGCTCGTGGATTTTACAAGAATGGAAGGCACCTAAGACAGAACGCCCTTGGGGATACTATCGTGTGCTACACGAAGTTCCGGGTATGAAAGTAAAAGAACTCACAGTTAATCCAGGACAAAAATTGTCTATGCAACGACATACACACCGTGCAGAATACTGGATCGTTAGTGAAGGACGTGCGAATGTTAATAGTATGATGGCAGGAGGGTATGCTCTACCAACTTCTGAAATAGCATTACACGAAGAATATAAAGTTCCAGTCGGTGAATGGCATCAACTGACCAATCCCTATGATGAGCCTTGTAAAATTGTAGAAATACAATACGGTGAACAATGTGTAGAAGAGGACATTGAACGTAAATGAAAGACATAATTCCAGTTTTCATAGGCTATGATCCTCGAGAAGCTATCGCATATCACGTGTGTGCAAATAGCATTATTCGTAATTCTAGTAGACCAGTAAGTATCATTCCCGTAGCATTAAATCTGTTTAAAGACTACAGTGAAACGCATACTGATGGTAGTAATCATTTTATCTACACAAGGTTTCTAGTTCCTTATCTAATGTCGTGGACTGGTAGTGCTATATTCATCGATGGCGATATGATTGTTCGTGGCGATATTGCAGAGTTATGGGACTTACGTGATCTAGCCAAGGATGTTATGGTTGTCAAACACGATTACAAAACTAAAATGAAAACAAAATATCTTGGTTCAAAGAACGAAGATTATCCTCGTAAAAATTGGTCCAGTGTTATCTTATGGAACTGTAGTACATTTCCTAACCGCAAGCTAACTCCAGAGTTTGTACAAGGTCAGCCAGGATCTTTCCTACATAGATTTAGTTGGCTAGATGATGAGCGCATTGGTGAATTACCTATCGAGTGGAATTGGCTACCTGATGAATTTGGTCCTAATCCAGATGCTAAACTATTACATTATACTCTAGGTACTCCTAGCTTTCACGAGTTTGCTAATACTCCACAGTCTGAAGAATGGCATCGCGAAAGGATATTTACAGAGTACTGTCAACAGAATGATATTTCTAAGTAAAGACGGTCAGGATCAATACATTAACTCTCTTGCCAGAGGTATGGGCTCCCAACCGATTTCTACTGATGACTTTAATTACTCTGACAGTGAAGATCCTATTGTTCTTAGAGGCATTCTTAAGCACAAAATAATGCAGCAGTGTTGGGAAGATAGTAGAGATTTTTACTATGTAGACACAGGATATTTCGGTAATGAAAAGTCATTAAACAATCCTAATGGTTGGAAGTATTGGCATCGTATTGTTAAAAACGATCTACAACACGGAGCAATAATTCCTAGACCAGATGACAGATTTAAATTATTCGATAAAAAAATTAATCCTTGGAAGAAGACTGGCACTAAGATTCTCGTGGCAATTCCAGATGAAAAGCCCTGTAAATTTTACGATATTAATTTAAATCATTGGTTGCTTAATACTGTTAACACTATAAAAGAATATACAGATCGTCCAGTGGTTGTACGTGAACGTGCTCCAAAAAGAATAGATAGGATAGCCAACGACACACTACAAACGGCACTAGACGATGATGTTTTTGCATTGGTAACATTTAACAGTGTTGCCGCAGTTGAATCAATTTTTCACGGTATACCCGCATTCACACTGGCTCCTGCAAACGCCGCCAGTCCAGTTAGTCTACAAGATCTTTCTCAGATAGAAAATCCCTACTATGCTGATAAGGATAAATTATATGCCTGGGCCTGCCATTTAGCCTACGGCCAATTCCATATAAGTGAAATGAGAGACGGTACCGCAATACGGAGATTACTAGATGAATAAAAGTGTAGCAGTATACTATGCTTCAGTTCCTGCTAAAAATACTAAAACAGAAAAAGTTTTAGTGTTAAGTAATTTTGCCACAGGTGTAAAGCCTAGTGGTGATACATTAATCGAAGAACGATCAGCAATATTTTATCCAACAGACCTAGCGGTAATACAAGGATGGGTCCACGAAGATAGTCAAAGGGCTCCACATTTAAATTTCCGTAGACACGTGATTTTAGAACAACGGAAAGCTGGTAAACATACACTGGCAATTGATAGCAATTTATTCTTGTATCAAAATGCGGGTAATACAAAAACCTACTTACGTTTTAGCTTAGACGATGTGTTTCCAACTACCGGCTGCTATTTTAACGATAGGGTAAATGATATACAGTGGAATAAAATTAGACAGGATCTTGGCATAGGATTAAAACCTTGGACTAGAAACAATGGACATATTTTAATTTGCCTACAGCGTAATGGTGGTTGGTCAATGAAGGGTGTTGATGTGATGCAATGGTTACACGAGACTATTTCTACGATTAGACAGGTCAGCGATCGTAAAATTTTAGTAAGAGCACATCCCGGAGATCGACGTGCTAAAGATTACTTAAAACTAGATCTACCTAAAGTTTGGATCAGTGGCAAAGACAATATTATTGACGATTTAAACAATGCGTGGGCTACTGTGACCTACAATAGTTCTCCAGGAGTTGCTAGTGCTATCGAGGGCGTGCCTGTATTTGTAACAGATCCCAACCCTAAAAACAGTCAGGCCTATGATGTTGCAAATACCAGTTTATATGAAATAGAAAACCCACAATATCCAGATAGAGAACAATGGATTAGAAAAATCAGTATGAGTCATTTTAGTTTTAACGACCTTGCATCAGGCGAGGCCTGGAAAGTTATAAAGGAATATCTATGAGAAAGTTTGCAGTATGCACAACGTTCAATGAAAAAGGTTATAAAAAATATGGTCAGCGAATGATCAAAAGTTTTTTAGCAACTTGGCCAAAAGAAGTCACATTATATGTCTATGCAGAAAATTGCACAGTTGATGAAACTGCCGATAATCTAATTGTAAAAAGTTGCGAAAGAGATTTATCAGACCTAGTAGCTTTTAAAGAGAAATGGAAAGACATCCCGAAAGCCAATGGAGACGTTAGTAACGATCCACGCAGAAGCCAAAGAAAAGATTCCGGAAAAGGCTTCAAATGGGACGCTGTTAGATTCGCTCACAAGGTGTATGCCATATTTGACTGCGCAAAAAACTGTAACACTGATGTGTTATTGTGGATGGATGCTGATATGGTGTGTCACACAGAAATCCACATTGACACTATTGATAGATTCTGTCCCCCTGAGCAAGAATTGTGTTTTCTTGGTAGAAAACGTAAATTTAGTGAGTGTGGGCTGTATGCTATGAATTTAAATTCAGCAATGCTCCGTACTTTTTTAAATGAATTTCAAAGAATGTACGATCACGCAGAAAAAGGAATTTTTTATCTCGACGAATGGCACGACAGTTTTGTATTTGACGCTGTCAGACAAAAAATGCCATTTCTTAAACAGCTAAATTGGAGTGAAGGATTAATTACTGGCGAAGGTCATCCGTTAATCAATACTCCCTGGGGAGCATACCTTGATCATCTCAAGGGAGCAAGGAAAGATGCCGGACGATCACATCAACGTGATCTATTAACACCGAGAACAGAACCATATTGGAGCGAGAAATGACGAGTTATGTATGTATAACCTCAATGAATCAAGAATACTTCGACCACGTGGGCCGAGCCTGTATAGAAACGTTTACACTTAACTGGCCCAAAGAAATAGACCTGTTAGTCTATAACGAAGATATGAAGAAACCTCCAAAATATAAACAGGTGCACTATCTCGATTGGACTGTGTTAGATGATCAGTTTACAAAATTCTGTGAAAGGCACAGCCACGAGAGCAAAGTTATAACATTTGCAAAAAAGGCATTTTCGATCATACACGCAATGGAAAAATTAGATTATGATCGAGTAATTTGGCTCGATGCCGACTGTGCCAGTGTGTCGCCTATACCAGGGCAGTTGTTATCCCTAATCAGTCCACCTAATGTATTGAGCACACACTTTGGAGTCGTGCATCCTTGGCCCAACGACTTGAATCCAGATAGAACTGCCTTTAGTTGTGAGACTGGATTCCTTATCATCAATAAAAAACATAAGATGTTTCCAAAAATGCGAGATAGATACATCGAATATTATACAAAAGATCTTACTGAAAACATTCGACGATTTTATGATGGAGAAGTATACGGAGCTGTTGTTGCTGAGATGGAGCAAAAAGGTGCAACGCTGATGGATCTAAATCCAGAGCATCGTTATCGTACTCCTATTCCAAGAAGTGTGATTGCACCATATATACAGCACTATAAAGCTGGTGCTAAAGACGGTAGAACAAACGAATCTATTATGAATGCTGTTAAAATAAACGTTATGGCTCCCGATGAAGATTAAACTATATCGAGAACACGGTGCTTTAAACAGTGTTCCTATTTTTAATGCTCTCGAAGAAGGTTTAAAAAAGCAAGGTCACGAGATTGTCAACAGTGATGAAGATATTCCAGTAATTTGGTCTATACTGTGGAATGGTCGGATGAATGCCAATAAAATTATCTACGAAGCAGCTCGTGCCGCAGGCAAGCCGGTGTTGATTCTTGAGGTTGGTACATTGAAAAGAGGACAGACTTGGAAGGTCTGTATCAATCATATTAACGGTCTTGGACAGTTTGGCAAAGACAGTGACCTTGATATCGATAGACCACAAAAATTAGGAATTTCACTGAAAGAACCCGTGAGTATGCGTCGACAAGAAATACTCATTGCCTGTCAACACGAACGTAGTCTCCAGTGGGACGGTATGCCAACTACCAGTAGTTGGGTATTAAACTTAATAAAAGAAATAAAATCTCATACTGATAGACACATTGTAGTTAGACCACATCCTCGGTCATCTTTACCCTTACAAAACCAAGATTTTACCGTGATGCAGCCACAGCGTGTACACGACTCCTATGACGACTTTGACATTGACTATAACTATCATTGTGTGATCAACCACAACAGTGGACCCTGCATCCAGGCCGCCATACAGGGTGTACCAGTGATATGTGACCCATCGAGCTTGGCTGGAATTTTGAGTGGAAAAATGGAGAAAATTGAGGAAATTTCACTCCCCGACAGAGAGGACTGGTTTTTGAAATTGTGCCACACCGAATGGACGGTTGAAGAAATTGCCAATGGCATACCAATTAAAAGATTAGAAAAATACTTTAAAGGTTGACATCCAGTATTGCCTATGCTATACTGAAAGTATGTTACAATCTCAATACATCGAAGACGTTTTTCTTGAATTTTTGAATGTTGCCGATCAAAAGGGCATTTCAATAAATTATCAAGACCAAGGTGCAGCAACTAATTTTCACAACATCTTGACTGACAATAAACTCTTGACTGAAGCTCAGGGTAGCTATCTATTAAAGATACTAGAAAAGCATAAAAACGTGGCAGCAGCCGCTGGTTTTGACTATCGTGACATCATTGCCAATTCCCCTCAATGGAAAAATACATTTCGTGTTATTGACTTTAGTAAGAAGGTCTATGTCGAGAAAGACAGCGAAGGCTCCATCAATGTCTGCTTAAAATTTCCCTACCAACTGAAGAAAGAATTCGAAGATGAGATCGCAAAAAACGACTTTTCTTCGTCGGTTTGGGATTCTGAAAAAAAAGTTAGAGTGTTGCCTATATACTCGACAAACCTAATACAGGTTTTTGAATTTGCTACCAAACACAATTTTGAAATCGACGATACATTTTTAATTGCAGTTGGCGAGGTTGAAGAAATTTGGCAAAATCAAGACGAAATTTTGCCAACATCCTGTTTATGTGCCAATTGGGTAACCTTGCTTAACACCAGTGAAGAAACACAAGAATGGTGGAAGGCACACAGTACGAACAACTACGAAAGTGATCTATTGTTGGCTAAGAGTATGGGATACCCCTACACTGAGCGTCCAGTTACAACAGTAGAAAAAATAGCGGCTAGCGAATCAAATCACTTTTGGATCAAAGAAATCGATAAATTTACAGAACTCTGTAAACTAGCGATGCAGTTGGGAAAGGTTGCATTTGTTATAGATCGAGCCAGCGATGTTGAAGCAACTGCAAGAGAACTTGTGAATAAACTTTTGGATAACGGTCTGTCAATTGAAGACATCTGTGTGTGTTTTAGATTGGCAAAAGATGATGACAAAAATCATTTCAATCGATGGATAAAAGAAGTGGGTGCAAATGGTCCTGTTGAAGAAGGAAAGTTTTTAATTTTTAATAATAAACCAGCAAAGTGGTTGTTTAAAGATAAAGAATCTGTTATACTATTAGCTAGTAACAATGTTTATCCGCAGTCTGGACCTGTTACGAAAGATTGGTTTGACAGTCACCCCTGCGTGATTTATTATAGCGAACATAGACCAACTGAATTGAGGAATAAGAAAATTGTCGAGTTGTAAACTTGTAATTAAAGACGAAGTTAACATTAAGGTAGACGGTCTATCAGTTGAAACCAGACGAAAGATTGTTAACAAACTAAAATACGAATTACCGTATGCACGTCATATGCCCGCTTACAAGCTAGGTAGATGGGACGGTACAAAAACCTATTTCGGCATTGGCGGCACAGGATTTCTAGCTCACTTAGATGTTATACTGCCTATTATAACAGACGCTGGCTATGAAATAGAAGTTGAAGATCATCGCCAAACACACGACTTTACGTTTACTCCTGTAACAGAAAATTATTGGGCTGATCAAGGTAAGACCTGGCCCAAAGGACATCCCAATGCTGGCGATCCTATTATACTACGTGACTATCAATTTGATGTTGTAAACAAGTTTTTAGAAAATCCACAGGCATTACAAGAAGTAGCAACAGGCGCAGGTAAAACTATTACCACAGCTACATTGTCACATCTATGTGAGCCCTATGGTCGAACAATGGTCATTGTGCCTAACAAGTCATTGGTTGTGCAAACTGAAGAAGATTATATCAATTTAGGTCTTGATGTAGGAGTATACTTTGGTGATCGCAAAGAACTAGGCAAGACACATACTATCTGTACGTGGCAGAGTTTGAATGTACTAGATAAGAAAAGTTATGACAACGACACACTAACACTGGCC